GAAACTAGGCCTGACGCGGTATTTTACAGGGCGCCCGTGTAGTCAGGGGCACGTCTGTGAGCGTTATACCCTTTCTCTTCAGTGTGTTGAGTGCAGCAACCTTATATCCAAAGAGCGCTACCACGCGGGGAAGCCGAAGAACACACGCACATGGGTGCGGGGTAACAACCCCGCTCGCCCATCTGCAAGCCCAGAGGCGCGGGCGAGGTATGAAAGCAGCAGATTTCAGAAGCTGAAATCTGATCCCGATCGCGTCATCAGAAAATATCTCAGATCACGTTTTTGGAACGTGATGAATGGCCGATCAAAAGCCGGTAGTGTTCTCAACTATGTTGGGTGCAGCGTTGCTGAGATGAGGCAGCACCTTGCCGCTCATTTTTTGCCCGGCATGACGTGGGATAATTACGGCGAGTGGCATGTAGACCACATACGCCCATGCGCATCATTTGATCTAACTGACCTAGAACAAGTGCGTCAGTGCTGGCACTACACTAATCTCCAGCCCTTATGGGCGCGGCATAACTGCTCCAAGGGGGCTAAATATGTCGCAGGATAAACAATACCTACTAGCACTAAAGCGCCGCAGGGCAGCACTGCTGGCGCATGACAATATGCTCGATTTTGCTCGCTTGATGCGCCCGAAACAGGACGCGCATGAAGACCCAGATCAATCTGAATACGAGGTTGCGAAGCATCATCGAGTTATCGCGCATGCTCTGGAAGAGGTCGAGAGGGGCAATATCAAGCGCCTCATCATAAACCTCGGCCCGCGTCACGGGAAAAGCGAACTGACATCGCGCTTGTTCCCCGCTTGGTATATGGGCCGCAACCCAGCAAACTCGCTCATATTTGCAACATACAATGAGAAATTCAGTTGGGACATGGGGCGCGATGTTCGAGGAATTATTCAAGACCCAATCTACAGTCAGGTCTTTCCTGAAATCTCTCTCCTTCAAGGCGCGGCGTCTGTGGATCGCCTTGAACTGGAACAGAAAGGCAAACTCTTTTTTGTTGGACGCGGCGGCTCTCTTACAGGTCGCGGCGGCCACGGCCTTATCATCGATGACCCGATCAAAGACCGCGTGGAGGCCGACAGCCCGACGACGCGAGAGAAACTCTGGAATTGGTATAACCAAGTCTTGAAAACGCGACTGCTGTCGAGTGTCGGTTGGATAGTTATCATCCAAACTCGCTGGCACGGCGATGACTTAGTCGGAAGAATTACTGACCCTATGAACGCAAGCTATTCGGCGAGCGAAGCAAAGAAATGGAAGATCATTGACCTACCCGCCCTTGCAAAAGATAAAGACATTCTTGGCCGCAAAGAAGGCGAAGCACTCTGGCCCGAACGCTTCCCAGCATCCTACCTCTACGAACTGCGAGAAGCAGACCCCAGAGGTTTCCAAGCCCTTTATCAAGGTAGCCCCACCCCCGACAGCGGCAACTTTTTCCCTGCCGAAAAAATCCGTGGCTATTCTAAGCCTACTGATCGCCCTCCCCGCGATCAGTTGCGTTTTTATGTCGCCTCTGATCACGCTGTATCTACCAAGCAAGAACGAGACAAAACCTGTCTCCTGCCCATTGGCATCGACGCCGACGACAACATCTGGATCATGGACGACGTTGAATGGGGCCGATGGCCGTCAGACGTGGTTGTCGAGAAGATGCTTGGTCTCATGCAGCGATATAAGCCCCTCGCATGGTGGGCCGAGCGAGGCCACATCTCCAAGTCGATCGGGCCATTCCTCCGCAAAAGGCAGCACGAGGAAGGCATCTACGCGATGATGGAAGAGATTGTGCCGATCAACGACAAGATGACGCGCGCACAATCTATCGCGGCTCGCATGGCGATGGGGAAGGTCTACATCCCCACCTATGCGCCTTGGTATATGGAAGCCTACAACGAGATGCTGCAATTCCCGTATGGCGGGCACGACGATTTCTGCGACGCGATCGCCCTCATCGGTATGGGCCTTGCGAAGCAGGTGCGCCCGACGATGGCGCGTCCGACAAAGAAAACGCCGGCGCGCGGCACATTTGGTTGGATCAAAGAACAATCGCGCCGCGCTGAAATGCAGCGGCAAGTTAAGAATGGGGGTTGGTGATGGTTGACGGCGAACTCATGGATGAGGGTCCGATCCCGTCCGAAGAAACTCCTGAGAAGATGATGGATCGCGAGACGCCTGATCCCTCTCAGTCCCGCAAGGCCCTTGTCACCGCCATGTCCAGCATGGTGCGCGAGGCGAAACTGCATTGGGATAAAGTCTTTCGCCAGATGGAGAAGGATCAGCGTTTCTGTGCCGGCAAGCAGTGGCCGAGTGAGACGAAGGCGTCCTATTTCAATGACGCCGAAGAGGATCGCTACGTTGCGAACATCACGCTGCGCCATGTGCAGCAGAAGGTGGCATCCCTTTACGCGAAAAATCCGAAGGCGATCGCGCGCCGGCGCAAGCGACTGCTGACGACCGTCTGGGACGGCAACATGCAGACGCTGCAGGCCGCACAGGCTCTCATCCAAAATGCGATGATGTCGCAGCAGCAGGCGATGATGCCGCCACAGATCGACCCGGCCACGGGTATGCCGGCGCCGCCTCCCCCGCCCGTTGATCCGGTGGCTGTGCAGCAGGCGCAGACGCTTATTCAGGACGCGCAGCAGGCGAAGCAGCAACTCGATCAGGAGAAGAAGATCGCCGAGACGCTGCAGCTTCTCTACGAATATGAGATCGACAGCCAGCAGCAGCCCTTCAAGTCGATGATGAAGCTGGTGCTGCGTCGATCGGCGACTGCTGGTGTTGGTTGGATCAAGATCGGCTTCCAGCGCGTCATGGGTAAGTCGCCCGACTACGACACGCACCTCGCCGATCTTGAGCAGCGCCTGTCGATTGTCGAACGCATTTCTGCGGATATAGCGGACGGCGAAACGCAGGAAGACAGCGCAGAGGCCGAGCAGCTTCGTCTGGCGATGGCCGACCTCATGCGCGAGCAGGAGATCGTTCTTCGCGAAGGCCTGCAGCTTTCCTACCCCAAGAGCACGGCGATCATCCCCGACCCGCGCTGCGTGCAGCTACGCGATTTTCTGGGCTGCGATTGGGTTGCCGAAGAGTATCTCCTCTCGGTCAACGAGATCAAAGAGACTTACGGCGTGGATGTGGGCACGAACTACACGGCCTATTCGCGCACCGATGTCGGCACCGCTTACGAGAGCGCACGCGCGTCTTGGCAGCAGGGCGGCGACACGGCGAACATCTCAAAGGGCGACAGCGACACGGCCCTTGTGTGGGAGGTCTACAACAAGCGCGACGGCATGGTTTATGTCATCTGCGACGGCTACATCGATTTCCTGCAGGAGCCGGCGGCGCCCGACGCTTGGATCGAGCGCTTCTATCCTTGGTTCGCCGTCATGTTCAACGAGACGGACGGACAGGTTTTCCCGCCATCGGATATTCAACTCCTAAAGCCCATGCAGTTGGAATTGAACAGAACGCGGCAGGGCATGCGCGAGCATCGCTTCGCGAACCGCCCGAAGCTGGCGTATGCCGAGGGCATGCTGTCTGCGGAGGATTTGGACAGCCTGCGCAATCATCCAGTGAATGCGCTGATCTCGATCTCCGGCCTCGCGCAGGGGCAGAGCATCGACACGGTTGTGCAGCCGATCAAGGGCAATCCCTTCGACAATGCGCTTTATGAGGTCAATCCGATCTTCCAAGACATGATGCGCGCGGTTGGCGATCAGGAGGCGAACCTCGGCGGCAACAGCAACAGCACGGCCACTGAGACGCAGGTTGCGCAGCAGTCGCGTTCAGAGGCCCTTGGCAGCGCCGCTGACGATCTCGATGAGACCCTGACGCAGCTTGCTCGCGCCGCAGGTGAAATCCTCATCCTGAACGTCTCTGAAGAGACGGTGAAGGACATTGTCGGCCCCGGCGCCGTGTGGCCGCAGCTTACGAAGGCTGATGTCGCGAAGAACGTCTACCTCGAAATCGAGGCCGGCAGTTCTGGCGTGCCGGATCAGGCTCTCGCCGTGTCGAACTTTGAGAAGCTGGGTCCGATCCTCATGCAGATACCGGGCATCACGCCGATGTTCTTGGCGCAGGAGGCGATCAAGAGATTGGACGACAAACTGGACATCAACGAAGCCCTTTCCGAGGGCGCTCCGTCGATAATGATGCAGAACGCTGCGAAGCCCCTGCCGCCCGGTGGTGGCGCTTCTCCGGCGCAGGGCGCACAGGGTGGCGCGAACGCAGAGAAGCCGCCGACGCCGCAGTCTAGCGCCCCCGGCGCGAACACTGGAGCGCCGCCGCAAGGTCAGCCCTTACATTGAGGGTTTAATTCACATCTTTTTTCTGTTATTTACCCCCATGCCTGCGGATTTAACGATCCGCAGGCATACATAAGGAGCGCAGAGTGCAGAGCGACGAAGATTTCCAGAACGACAGCCCGCCGATCGAGAGCGTTGCTCCGACGACAGAGGCTACGGTCTCGCCCGACAATTCGGGTGATAGCAAAGGGGAGCAGCCCAAAGAGACGCTGTTCGACGCAATCCAAGAGGTCGTGAAAACGACGAGCGTGGATGGCGAAGACGCGACAGAGGGCAAGGAGGAGCCTCCCGCCTCCGAAGACGCTGAAGAGACAGGTAAGGCAGCAGAGCCGGAAGAGACAAAAGAAGAGACTGACGAAGAGATCGCTGCTGATAAGGACGACGTGTCCCCGAAAGCCGGCAAGCGAATTCGACGCCTATTGAAGGACAGGACTGAACTGCGCAACGAGGTTGCACAGCTTCGGGCGCCTGCCGAGATAGGCTCGCAACTGGAGAATTTCACAAAGACGCACGATCTTTCGGGCGACGATGTGGTCAATGCACTGCACATAGCAGCGACGTTGCGTAGGGGCGATATGCGCGCCTTCTACGAGATGGTCTCTCCCTATGTGCGACACGCGCAAGAGTATCTCGGCGTTGTGCTGCCTGACGACCTGCAATCGCTGGTTGCGCAGGGGCAGATGACTGAGAACGTGGCGCGGGAATTCGCCAAAACCCGTTTCGACCAGCAGAGAGCAGCGGTCGAGAACCAGCGCATGAACGATCTCGGTCAGAGATATGTCACGCAAGAGGTTCAGGGCAATGTTGCTAGGGCAGTGTCTGATTTTGAGAACCAGCTTGCTGCGAGCGATCCTGACTACAAAGGCAAAAAA